GTCGATCCGGGCAGCTCACTCATAATGTTTACCTTCTCCTATTCCGTGTAGTATTCCTTTTGGACGTACCCACCAAAGCCATTCTTTGCTCTGTAAATTGCTCTATATCCCACTTCGCCACCTCCTAGATCCACGACAGCTTCAGATATAATCTGTAGACTATCAGGGTCACGCAGTGAGGCTTTTAATCTTTGTCTTCCCACATACTTTATTGCATAATCGTCAGGGCTTGAGCTTGTTGGCCCACACCCGACAGTTAAGAATACACACGCAAAAATAATCATAACAAAGTTTTTCATCGGTCTTATGTCCTTTAAACTTCCATTACCGGATTTATCCGCCGGATATCGGATTATGTAGCGACTTTAGCGACTAGCTAAGACGCTTCAGCAAAGCTGAAAGCACCTTTCCAGTTTGAACACGCACGCCGTCGCTATGCTTAGCGACAAAGAACGTGTTAGGCGACCCGACCAACCGCTGAGTCACAGTGAACTCCCCAGCAGTTTGAACGAAACGGGTTGACTTGGTTGCGGTTGAATTGATCATAGTAAAGACTCCAGTAAAAGGGGAAAATTGTAAAGTGTGTTGTGTGTTTCTTATATATCCATTATAACAAGTTAGTTGAGTTTGTCAAGCTCAACCTGTACCAATTTGTTATTTTTAGGAGAATTAGCCAATCCGTTTTTCTTGAGTTCGTCCATGATCATCATTGACCGAACGAAAGCGGAAGAAGAAGAAGAATTGATTTTGGTAGCGATTTCTGAAATTGTCATTTTGTTTCCTTTGTTGTTATTGTTGTCTCTCATGCTTATCATTATACTATTAGTATCGTCAAAAGTCAACCCTAAGCGTGAACTTAATTCAAAAGAATTAAAAGATAATGACCGATGCCCGCCCGCCTTGCTATCGGAATCGGGGCAGCATCGGCCACTGTTGTCACTGCTGTTGTCGCTGATATTGTTGCTGTCTCTCATACATATATTATAACAACATCTCCCAAAAAGTCAATAGCAAGGCCCCATTATTCTCAAAGTTTTACAAAGTTTTTTTATAAAGATGGGGGTGGTGTTTTAGTACCAAAGGTGAACAGTCTGGCACTGTACGAAAAGGCAGTGGTGGTTCACTCGCGACTAACCATTTTTTTCCTCTATGTATTACCCAATCCACAACAATCGACCCTAAACCATTCCCAACAGACACTCATCGTCCCACACTCCTACTACAAGCAACGATTTTCCGGGGGCTGGGTGTATATTAAATTCATCTATAAAATTTTCCGACCCTTTTATGTTCAGTCTCCTGTCTCGAACTATCTGGACACCATATTGACGCTCATAAAAATCAAACTCTGGGAAGGCGTCAGTGGGGATATGAAGCCTTGTGAGCTTATCGAGGCTAATACTCCACATTCCGTAAATGAGACGCTTGGTGACCGTTCCTGTGGCCTCTGGATCGAAGGCAAGGATGTTCCTGTCGACGCCCTTTTCAATTTTTGCCCTCAGCTCTTCATCTGTCATTATTTTTCCTCCACTGTTTCTTTAAGGTTGTTAATCCACTCTCTGTTTCTATCAAACCACTCCTGTAATTCGAACAGGTCCATATCTTCTCCATCACACACTCCGCTTCTGAGAGCATATGTTTTTTCATAACAGTCGGTTTGTTCGTCCTTCCTATATTCTTTTGATATAAACTTATTGAATCTTCTAATGCCACATCCGAACTCCATGTAGCAATGGAAGTCCTCATTGGTAAGGTCTCTAATTTTTTCACTGAGTTGTTCTGTTGTCCAGCTAGGCATTTTCTTCCTCCCACTTGTCGCCCTTGAGCAGGTTGTCTTTAGCCCAGAGCGGTTGTAAATTAGTATAGTGAAAACAGACCCTTTGCTGATCCTCATGTGTCAGATCGAAACTTGCACAGGGTCTTATGTGATCTACGTGCCAACATTTTGTGTGGTCTCCATTCGGATTGCCGTAGTTGTCCCAACTCATACCTTCCTGAAACTGATCCTCAAGATGTTTCTGATATTCTTCTGTTGTGCAGCCAAGTAAAACCATTGTTGGGCTTGATTTGCGTGCCCCCTTCAGAACCGTACGTATGCGGTTTCGTAGATTCTGAGCTATCCTATAAGCAATATTTTCGTTGTAACGCTCTCTATCGTAGTCTCTGAGTCTTGCTCTATTTTCACTTCGCCACCGCTTGCCGGATGCTCTTATTTTCTCAGCGTTTTTTTTGGCATATATTCGGCACTTCCTATTTATTTCCTCGCGGTCTTGTTTATACGCCTCTTTAGCGTCTTTTTTTCTACAGTCTTTACACTTTCGACGCAGGCCGTTTCGGCCATCTTTCTTTTTATGGAAGAATTCCAATGTGGCCGGTTTTTCTTCTTTGCAGGGACCAGTACACGTTTGAGTTTTCATTTTATCTCCTTAGTTTCGAGTAGCTACCGCCCGTCAGGGCGTACCAAGTCCATTTATACCTGAGAAGGTAATAAGGCCGCGTTAGGAAGCAGTGAGGACTTTAGTGCTAAATTCTTTTACAGTGCATCTTAAAGTCAGTGGGGCTTTCGCCCTTCTCAGGTTCGGGTCGGTTGGTAACACGTTGCCCTAAAATTTTGCCTCACCTTGGAGTCCTTGTAAACTCGCCGGTAACTTCCTCTTCATCAATGGGTTAGAAACGCTAAACTACACCCTTTTACGTTTTTTTACGAATTTTTGATGAATTGTGACACTCTACAGCCATTGCCACACTCTATTCTAGTCTAATTAGACGATTTTACCAAAACCTTTTTGGAGATTTAGCAACAATTGAGTATAATACTATAGAGACTATTACTTTAACAGGGAGAGACCGTGACTAAAAAAGAAGAACCACAAAAATGCGAGGCGAAACTTTGTTGCAAGGCTACGGCAGAGCTTCAGATTGAAGTGGCTAAGGAACTTGAAGCAGAGCAAACCAAATCCGTAGCGAATCTGCTTGAAGAAAAGAAAGAGGAAACCGATGAAGACAGCGATTCTGCCCGATAGTGCCTATTGCCTCGGTAAAATTGTTGGGGAAAAAATTGTAGTAGGGAATTGCACGCTTGAAGAGTGCTGCCTAGATCCTGACTTAGAGAGAAACCTACAAGAATCACCGACCCCGTGCCTGACCACTCAGGTTGAAGAGGGAAAACCCTTCTTTGTGGCCCTAGCCAGAGCCTTTGGTAACCAGAATGTTTGGACATCATCCCACATAGGGCACTTTGAATCTACAGGGGGCGAAAAAACCCTAGTGTTGACGAGACATATAGCAGGAGACAGGTTCTCCCTATTTGATGGAGATAATTATCTCATCTACGCCTACCAGCCGTCAAGTCCCTTCATCCTGTCTGATCACGAATGCTGCATCATGACCTCGGACGCTATGATTACGCTGGAAAAAGATACATACATTGGTTTTAAAGAGGGCCACATTGACTCTTTAACCGCAGACGAGCTACTTGAACAGCTCGGTCGCTACGAAACAGGGCGATCACCGAGTTATAAGCGTGTTCATCTTTCCCCACTTACCAACAGACCGGAAAAACCGGTGGAAGGTACGCTTATCTCGAACAAAATTTCTGATTGTTTGGAATATTTTGATGGAAAAAACTGGAGAAAAATTAAATTAGAAGAAACAGAAGGATAGGAAAATGAATTTACCGGAAGGAATGACAAAGGAAGAGGTATCTGACCAAATTCAGATCGTTGTGAACAGAATCGCCCCTAAATATGCGTTTTATGGGTATACAGTTGACGACATAAAGCAAGAAGCATTCATAATTTGCATAGAGGCCCTCAATAGATATGACGCATCTCGGCCCCTTGAGAACTTTTTGAGTGTAAATCTTTCAAATAGGCTAAAAACCTTTGTGAGGGACAATTATTTCACTGCACAAACCAGTGAACAGCGAAAAAAAGTGGTGCAACCGGCACAACTTGACTATGAAGACTCCATTATAGACGAGGAAGAGAAGTTTGGTAACTCATACGACAAGCTCGACCTTGAAACCATGACTGGGGCCATTGACCAATACATGCCAGCGAACGTTAGAATGGACTACTTGAAGTTGATCAACGACGTTTACGTTAGCAAGCAACGCCGAGAAGAAGTAATTGACATTGTTAAATCAATACTTGAAGAACACGGGCACTTGGAGGGCGTAGATGAAGAAGGGTAGAATATCTAAAGAGGACGAGGGGATTATTAAAGACAATCTCCATCTAGACTTAGAGTCTCTTGGGAAGAAGGTAGACCGAGACCCTCACAGTGTCGGGGAGTTTATCAAGCGAAAAGTAGCCAGCGGAGACTTTGTAGCTCCCTCTTGGATAGATGAAAGTGGCGAAGACACGGCCCACTACAACCTTCTATCAAGACCCTACTGGAATGAGCTAAAACAACAATTCACAGATAGCGAGTTGGAGCTGTTTAAATATCACTGGGTACGAGTTATTGGTCAATTCAATAACGAAGTCATTCCCACTGAAGAGATTCAGGTAGTCGATCTAATCAAGATGGACCTTTTGATGAATCGTGCCCTCAAGGGAAACAAGGATAACTTGGAGCAGATAAATGTTCTAGAGGCCCTCATTACCACAGAGAGACAGGTAGACGCAGACCAGCAGAACTCAGATGAGCTGTTCAACATGGAAAGACAGATCCTATCCCTAAAGGCGTCCCAAGAATCTCTCAATAAGGACTATCGAGAACTTCAAACAAAGAAGAACTCCATGCTGAAAGACATGAAGGCTACTCGTGAGCAGAGGGTCAAACGTCTAGAAGATAGCAAGACCAACTTCACTAGCTGGATGACCCACCTTATGACCAACCCCGCTCAATCCGCTGAGTATGGTAGGGAGATGGAGTTGATGAAAAAGGCTATGGAGAAAGAGGGTGCCAGATTGGCTGAACCCCATATGTATACTGACGGAGTAGTCGATCAACCATTCCTTACCCCTTCGACGGTGAAAGACTAATGAAATAATACCACTTCACAATTTCTTGACTTCGTAAAGGACTAACCATTGAGTAATGACGAAGAGTTTTTTAACTTACCTATTTCCTTCAGCTACACGGAGAGCAGAGGGGGGTGGACGAGGGAAATGAAAAGGCTTGGGACTGTAAGAGAGCTGTTAGAGATTTGGGATATTGATGATCCAAACGAGGATTCTGAAATGGCTCAAGTACTAAGACTCCTAAGGACTGCAACTAATGAACATTAAAACGTAAAATGTTTAAATAATAGGGTTTTTTAGCTATCGAGTATAAATGTGACCCTAGACGATAGGCAAAGACGAACAATCAAGAATCAATTGATAGTTGGACATCTCACAAGAAACACACTGAACTGGGATATTTTCTTTTTCCAAAATCCCCGTTCTATCGGCCCCGCTGGGCCGTTGGGTAATACACTTTAAGGAAACTGTTGATGAAAAAAGCGATCATTTTCGGAATAACGGGGCAAGACGGGAGTCACCTCACGGATCTACTGCTGGCAAAAGGGTACTATGTAATTGGCGTAAGCCGCAGATCCAGCACAGATAATACAGAGAGAATTAAGCACGTTCTAAGCCACGCAAGGTTCGAGCTGGTTCAGGGGGATATTACGGACGCACATAGTATTACTAATATACTTTTGAAATACGCTGATGTAGATGAAATCTATAACCTAGCGGCCCAGAGCCACGTCGCGGTGTCCTTCAAACAACCGGCACTTACTTGGGATATCACAGGTAAAGGCTGTTTGAACATCTTGCAGTCTATGGTAGACCTCAAGATAAACGCAAGATTCTATCAAGCCAGCTCCAGCGAGATGTACGGGAAAGAGTTTGACGTCTTCTATGGGAATCACACAAAATATCAAGACGAAAACACCAAGTTCATGCCCCAAAGCCCCTACGCTATCGCGAAGTGTGCTGCCCACTACATGACAGCCCTATTTCGAGACGCTTATGGCGTTCACGCTAGTGCTGGCATTCTATTCAACCACGAGGGGCCACGAAGGGGTGAGACATTCGTAACTAGAAAAATCACTAAGTGGATTGGTGAATACAAACGGTGGGAAGAAGAGTGCAACGAAACCTCTGAATATCAAGGGGACTACTCTCCATTCACCTATACAGACGACTATATAGCCTCAGATTACGTTGGAACTTTTCCTAAGCTACGTCTAGGCAACTTGGAAGCATTTCGAGATTGGGGGTACGCAGGAGATTATGTGGAAGCGATGTGGATGATGCTTCAACAGGATAGTCCACAGGATTTTGTTATCTGCACCGGCGAGACTCATACGATTCGCGAGTTCCTAGACGTAGCCTTTAAGTGTGTGGGGATTAAAGATTGGTCAGACTTGGTAGTTCAAGACCCAGAATTCTATCGTCCAGCAGAAGTAGATTACCTCCGTGGGGACAACTCTAAAGCTAAGAATGAGCTAGGATGGCAGCCTCATCACTCCTTCGAAGACTTAGTGAAGATGATGGTGGATAATGACCTACAATGAAAATATATACCGTTCAAGTGGATATGACCAATATCCTTGGGAGCCTAAAGCGATTTAAGTTGGGAGAGTTTAACTCAATGTTTCCAACAATTTTCGTAGAGGCTGAAGACCCAGACGATGCGTGCTACTTTGTCTTTTGTAAATTTTCTGAAATTATACTAAGACAAGATGAGTCTATAGAGACGGCACAGCTATGTAAAATTCTATATGAAGACATGAGAATAACAAAGGTATTCTGCAAAGATGAAAAGAAACTACGATGACCCAGTGTACAAAGAGTGGCGAATGCGAATCTATAAGAGAGATGGGTTCAAGTGCCAGATGCCAAAGGGCAAAAAGTGCTGCGGGAGGAAACGGAGTCTTCAAGCTCACCACATTAAGAAGTGGTCCACAGCCGCAACGCTGAGATACGAGACTAGCAACGGAATCACTCTCTGTTGGGACTGTCACAAGTCAATTAGTAGACAAGAACACTTATACGAAGCATTATTCACGGAGATAGTAAGGAAAAATGGCAAAAAGTAAAGCACCACCCTATACGGTGATTAAAGATACGAGGGAACAAGAGGGATACACGTTTGAAAGGTTCGACGGTAGATATACATCTTGCGAAGGTATGGTTGTTCGAAAACTGGACACGGGAGACTACTCACTCGTTGGCCTTGAGGACAAGCTGTGCATAGAGAGAAAAGGGTCAATCTCAGAGCTAGCTATTAACTTAGGGAAAGACAAAAGGAGGTTCATGGAAGAGATAGAGAGGATGAAACCATTTCCTTTCAAGTTTATCGTCCTAGAGTTTACCCTTGAGGATGTTATGAGTTTTCCAGAGGGTTCAAGTATCCCTGAAGAAAAGTGGGACTCAATAGTCATCACCAACAAATACATGCTAAAGATGCTCATTGAGTTTCAGATGTACGATGATATCCACGTCATTTTCTGTGGAAATAGAAAAAACGCCAAACTGGTGATCAACAGTATCCTTAAAAGGGTTAATGAATTTTATTCAATCGGGAGAAAAAAGTAGATATGAACATAGACACTATCTCCGACGTAAACACCTATGGGATCGACGTGAAGAACAGGGAAATCTTTCTGCATAGCTACATTGGTGGAAAAGAAGAAGAACCCGGAGTGGATTACCGGATGACGGCGATGTTCTATAAGAATCTACGCCTACTAGATGGTGTCAATCAAGAGCCAATTATTATCCACATGCACAGCGTGGGCGGTAGCTGGTATGACGGCATGGCGATTTACGACGCTATAACTGTGGCACAGTCCTATGTCACGATAATCGTTTATGGTCAAGCTGAGTCAATGAGCAGTATAATCCTACAGGCAGCAGACGAGCGTGTTATGATGCCCCATGCGTATTTTATGTGTCACTTTGGCTCCACTGGATATGAGGGGAACCACCTAGACGTTCAGAGGGCTATGGCGTTCGAGAAGAAAGAGTGCGAAGCTATGTTGGACATTTATGCCGAGAGAATGATCACTGGTCAGTACATGAAAGATAGCTATACGAGCCTAACCACAGAGAAGGTTAAGAACTTTCTAAAACGCAAACTGAAGGACGGGGACTGGTACCTCAACGCGGAAGAGTCTGTTTACTACGGGTTTGCAGACAACGTTCTTGAATCAAAAAAGTACCCAAACATAGACAGCTTGAAATAACATGAAAAACGACAGGCAGCTAATTGACATTGACGACTCTTGGCTAAACCTAGAAGACCATGAACACGAAAACCTGTTCAACCCAATGGCCCTCCTAGACAACGCTGACGACGACTTCCACTACCGACTACTTTGGCTTATGTCTAAGCCAGAGTATTTTTCGTTTATATGTAAGTACGTATTTAATATAAATATTCTACCATCTCAAGCCCTGTTTCTGTGTGAAATGTGGAACAGACGCTTCCCCATGCTCATAGCTAGTCGTGGTTTTGGAAAACTCCTACATAAAAATGAGAAATTGAGAGTTAAGAATGGCTGGACTACCATTGAAAATATTCAACCCGGAGATAGTGTCTATGGCTCCGATGGGAAATTATGCAATGTCACGGATAAAACATCTCTACAAAGGGGTGTAGAAATGTATAAAATAACTCTAAGAGACGGGAGAACAATTGAGGCTTGCGAAGATCACATGTGGAAGATTTGGGATAAAAATATAAATCGAAACCAAGACGAATCTGTATGGTCAAATAAGACAACTAAAGATCTTTTAGAAAATTATAAACGCAAGAGAAAAGGGGAAAAATCCTCCGGTACGGAATACAGGTATGCCCTCCCAATAAATAAACCCCTGTCAAACGAGTCAAAAAAACATCTTCCTGTACACCCCTATGTAGTGGGGGTGCTTTTGGGAGATGGTTGCGTTACAACCTCCGCGACCATGATTAGTTCGGCAGACTCAGAGATTGTTGATAGGGTCGAGAGTTTACTCCCAGAAGGATATACTTTATCTCGCCGCAACGACAAAGACTTTGCTATAATTAGAACGGACAAGTCTTTACCGGGATTTCATAAATTGCTTAAAGGAATTGGTATACACGGCCACAATTCTCATTCAAAGTTTATACCGGAAGACTATCAGTATGGGTCTTATGATCAAAGATTAGAACTTGTAAGAGGATTGATGGATACGGATGGCTATGCTAAAAAATCCGTAATAGAATACTATACTGTTTCTAGCCGTCTTTCTGACGACTTTTTGAATGTTGCTAGGTCTTTAGGTTTGCACTGTAAGCACTCAACAAAGCAGTCGTGGTATAAAGGTGTGAGATATGCAGACTGTAACAGAATATCTATTTATACTAAAGAGCCTATTTTTGCACTATCGAGAAAATTAGACTCGTATATTAATCACCCGATTTCTAAACAGGGTAGGTCTAAATATGGGAAGGTGTTCATCACCAATATTGAACATGTAGGCAAAGGTTCTGGATACTGTATATCCGTGGATAATGAAGACAATACGTATATAACAAAAGATTATATTGTCACTCACAATTCTTTCATTCTATCCTTATATGCCATGATGAGGGCACTGTTAATGCCCTCCCGTAAGGTTGTTGTTGTGGGTGCTGCCTTCCGACAATCTAAGGTTCTTTTCGAGTACATGGAGACTATTTGGAACAACGCCCCCGTTTTAAGGAGTATGTGCGATGCGAATTCCGGTCCGAGACGCGATGTTGACCGTTGTGTTATGCGTATCAATAAATCTCGTGTTACTTGCCTTCCATTGGGAGACGGCACCAAGATTCGTGGTCAGCGTGCTAATGACATCATCTCTGATGAATTTGCTTCTATTCCCAGAGAAATATTTGAGACTGTTGTTGCTGGGTTCGCTGCGGTTAGCTCGGACCCTATCGCGAATGTTAGACGAATTGCAGCTCAAAAAAGAGCAAAAGAACTAGGGTTAGATCTCACCCCAGAGGAAGAGAATACCCTCGCCACGAAAGCTAATCAGATCATCTTGTCTGGTACCGCCTACTTCGACTTTAATCACTTCGCTGAATACTGGAAGAAGTGGAAGGCCATCATCCGCAGTCAGGGGCAGGCGAGCAGGCTCCGTGAGGTCTTCACAGAAGACCCGCCAAAGGACTTCAACTGGAGAGACTACTCAGTGATCAGAATTCCTTACGAACTGCTTCCAGAGGGCTTTATGGACGCCTCACAGGTAGCTAGAACGAAGGCTACTGTACATGCTGGTATCTATCAGATGGAATTTGGTGCGTGTTTCACTAGGGACTCATTTGGGTTCTTTAAGCGGACCCTGATTGAATCCTGCGTAGTTGTCGACCCAGACAACGCTTCAGATAAGGAGAAGTTCATTTACAACCGGAAGGGTGAGCCGATTTGCTTTACCGCAAGATTGATGGGCACCCCTAAGAGGCAGTATGTCTTCGGCGTAGACCCTGCTAGTGAAGTGGACAATTTCAGCATCGTGATACTTGAGCAGGGTGGAGACCACCGTAAGATTGTTTACTCTTGGACTACAAGTAGGGATCAGCATATAGAGCGTGTGAAGGCAGGGTTTTGTAGCGAGACGGACTTCTACTCATACTGTGCCCGTAAAATCCGCGATCTCATGAAGATCTTCCCGTGCATTCATATTGCTATGGACAAGCAGGGTGGAGGTATCGCCGTGGGTGAAGCTCTGCACGATACAGACAAAATTCAGGAAGGGGAACTTCCCATTTGGGAGGTTATAGATGAAGACAAGCCTAAAGACAGCGACGACCACCGAGGTTTACATATTCTAGAGATGTGTCAGTTCGCGGACTACGAGTGGCTTTCTGAAGCCAACCACGGTCTCCGAAAAGACTTTGAAGACAAGGTTGTCCTATTTCCCATGTTCGACCCTATCAGTCTTGGCATTGCTGGAATAGAGGATAGCCTGAAGAATCGCCTCTTCGATACACTTGAACAGTGCGTCATGGAGATTGAGGACTTGAAAGACGAATTAGCCATGATCGAGATGACAGAGACCCCATCGGGTCGAGGCAAGTGGGACACTCCAGAAACCGTTATTGGTGCTGGAAAGAAGGGGAAGGTTAGGAAAGACCGCTATTCATCCCTGCTAATGGCTAATATGGCCGCTCGCCAGATATCCCGATCTCCCACCCCAGAGGCTTATGAGAGCTACGGGGGCTTTGCTACGGTAGAGAAAAAAGAGGGCGACGAAGGGGCAACACTACAGGGTCCATCTTGGATTGTTGACGGTTTGAAGGACGTTTATTGATTTATTGAGTATAGTTAGATAGCTATCCAACTGTAATCTAACTGTACCCATAGGAACCAATACATGTCTGACAATTTTTTAAACACATGGAACGAGAATGACCTCGCCGGAAAAGCGAAGGCTTTTCAGGAGTTTGCCAACGTCCACGATTCATATGACGGGGTTTCTAGGGCGAATTCTAGGGACTTCCTTAACATTGAGCCAAACCGCTCTGTTAAGCCGGGATTCTCACACAGCGATTACTACGCCTTTAGGCCCGCAGAGCAGGTTCCGACCAAGCAAAAGCAAATCATTAAGATGTGCATGGACGCTTACGATAAGGTTGGTATTGTCCGAAACATCATCGACCTCATGGGAGACTTTGGATGTCAGGGCGTTAGTATTGTCCATGAAGACAGAAGTGTTGAGAAGTTCTACCAGCAGTGGTTCAAGAAAATCGACGGCAAGGAACGCTCTGAACGCTTCCTAAATAACCTGTACCGCACTGGAAACGTATTCATTTACAAGTCCTACGCGGACATCTCTCCAAAGGTCAAAAAGTACCTAAGAACACTCGCCAACGACATTAAGGTTGAGGTTCCTAATATAGAGAAGAATGTAATTCCTTGGCGTTACAACTTCCTAAACCCGCTAGCTATCGACCACAAGAGCGGCAATGTAGACCTGTTTCTAGGCAAAAAGAACTACGAGCTTACCGCCAACTCCTTCTTTGATAACTTCAAGGATGGAGCAATCCCCATCAAGATCCTTGAGACTCTACCTCCAGAAGTTAAGAGGGCGATTAAAAACAAGGAACAAAAAGTAACCCTAGATCCAGAGAAGCTGTGCGTCTGCTACTATAAGAAGGACGACTGGAAGTCTTGGGCAGACCCTATGGTCTACGCTATTCTCGACGACATCATCATGCTTGAGAAGATGAAGCTGGCCGACCTTGCTGCTTTGGATGGTGCAATTTCTAACATCCGTCTCTGGACTCTCGGAGACTTTGATCACAAGGTTTTACCCACAAAAGCAGGTATTAACAAGCTGCGTAACATTTTGGCTAGTAATACTGGCGGTGGTACTATGGAGCTTGTTTGGGGTCCAGAACTCAAATTCACAGAGAGTAACAGTCAGGTGTACAAATTTCTCGGTTCCGAGAAGTACCAAGCTGTTCTTAATAGTATCTTTGCCGGTCTCGGCGTTCCTCCAACTCTAACTGGTATGGCTGGCAACGGAGGTGGGTTCACCAATAACTTCATCTCGCTAAAAACCCTGATGGAACGACTACAATATGGTCGAGACCAACTCACCAAGTTCTGGGAGAAAGAGGCTGAAGATATTAGGCAGGCTATGGGCTTTAGGAAATCGGCCCATGTCGTCTACGATCAGATGAGTCTGTCGGACGAAGCTGCTGAAAAGAACCTGTTAATTCAGTTGGCTGACCGAGATATCATCTCCAACGAAACTATTCTTGAGAGATTCAAGGAAGTTCCAGTTGTCGAGAAACTCCGCTTGCAGCGTGAAGACAAGGCTCGCGATAAAGATAAGTTGCCGCCAAAAGCCGGTCCTTTCCACCAACCAGAACATGAAAAGGATATGGAGAAGATCGACCGTCAGGGCGAAATCAACGAGAAAATAGCGGTTGAGAAGGATAAGAGTAAGCCCAAGCCAGCAGCCCCTCAAGGTGGAAGGCCCGCAAACAAGAAGGATACAACAAAGAGGAAGAAGCGTGTAGACACCCCAAAAAGCAAGCCGGGAGTTGCCGAATTGGTCTCTTGGTCTGTAAACACCTACGACTCGCTAGATAGCGTTGCTAAGGGATATCTACATATTAAAGGAAAGAAGAACCGAAGACAGTTAACCAAGGCTGAGGTTCAAGAGTTGACAGATATCAAATTCCGAGTCCTATCCACCATCCCCCTTATGTCTAAAGTTGACGATAAAGCTATCCACAAAGCATTATCCTCTAACTTTCCCCTTCCAGAGGAGTTACGTTTAGACATCCAAACGAAGGGTATTTCTCTGGAAAATACTCCGATGGACCAGTATGAAAGTGCTGTTATAGGTCTCTATGTTAATTACTGCCTTGAACTTTTCCCATCATAATTTAATGAATTTTGACGCTTTTCGTAAAAATATTTCCTTTTTGTGTATAATGTGATGAGGTAAAAAAATATATGAAAATCTTTCCAAAAGAAATTAAAGACGGTATCGGTGAACTGGTCAAAAGTACGGCCACTATAGCCTATTGCTCAGAAGCGTCCTTACAGACGGGAACTCTTGAAGCAGCCGAAAATAATATTTCCAACCCGGAAATCCTGTCAAAGGTCATAGCTGAAAATAAAGATCAGCGTGACCTTTTTTATCTTGAGTCGATCCTTGTGTCCACAATGTGGAATAAGAACGACGACGTGTTTCTACCCAAACCCACTTGGGCGGCTCGGAACACACCAGAAGACAAACAATTTAACTTTATGCACGATGAAAATGACATCATCGGACATATAACTGGCAGCTACGTCCTCACAAAGGACGGCAAAGCTGTTTCAGATGAGACTGATGCTCAAATGCCAGACGATTTTGATATCGTCACCCAAGCGGTCCTCTATAACAGTTGGATGGAGACTGACAACCGCGAGAGAATGGAAGTCATTCTTGAGGAAATTGCAGAAGGCAAATGGTACGTGTCAATGGAGTGCCTCTTCGCTGGATTTGATTATGCTTTAATCGACCCAGAGGGCGGTGCCAAGGTTTTGACAAGGGACGAAGCGTCAGCATTCTTAACGAAGCATCTCAGGGCTTATGGTGGGACCGGTGAGTATGAAGGATACAAAATCGGTCGTGCTTTATCTAATATCTCGTTCTCTGGAAAGGGATTGGTATCTAAGCCCGCTAATCCTAGAAGCGTGATACTGAATAGTAAAAGTACAGCATCTTTTAACGTAAACATTGATTCAAAACTTTCTATAGGAGAAATCAATATGTCAGACCAGTCGTTACTGGAAAAACAGCTTGCAGAGACTAAGGCTGAGCTTGAAGGAGCTAAATCCGAAGTCGCAACTGTTAAAGCCAAGATCGAAGAATCTAAGGATTTGGAATTCGCCTCTAAAGTAGAAGCGTATGAAATTGCTGCAAAGCAAGCTATCGCTGACGCTGAAAAGCTGGGCGAAACTATCAAATCTACACAAGCTCGTGTTGCTGAATTGGAAGACGCTCTTGCTGCTTCTAAAGAAGCTCTTTCCGCAGCGGAAATTACAATGAGCGAAATGAAACAAAAAGAGAAAGCAGAAAAGCGTAAAGCTGCTCTTGTTGAAGCGGGACTTGATGAAGATGAAGTCAGCGAATCTCTTGCCTCTTTCGGCACCCTTGAAGACGAAGCCTTTGATTCCATCGTTGCGATGGTTAAGAAGAACAAAGCTAAGTTTGAAAAATTTAGCAAGGATGACGACAAGAAGGACGACAAGAAGAAAGACACTAAAAAAGAAGACAAAGACGCGAAGGCAGAAGAACAAACTGAAGCATCAGAAGAAGCAGCGGAATCTGCCCTTGATGATGTTGAGTCTTCGGAAGCTGAGCTTAACACTGACGATACTTCGGAAGACGAAGTGGCCTCAGCTCAAGCTAGCGTTTCGGACTATTTCGCAAAACACGTATTAACTTCTAAGTAAAAGGAGAATGCAATATGGCTCTTAAAGCAGATAGATACGAAGAATCAACTGATATCAGTTACTTCTACACAGCAGGAACAGCCACTCGTGGTGGTGTCGCTTGTTTGGACCTTCTGAGTGCTTCTGGTGCAGCTATGGATCAAGGTGACAACACCGTTTCATATCAGCAAGCAGCAGTTACAGATGTCCCCGTAGGGATTCTTCTAAATGACGTTGTAAACAAAGACCTTACTCGTACTCATTTGAACCAGTATAAAGACGAAGTTCAAAAGGGTGGTAAGGTAACTCTCCTGACTCGTGGGTGGGTTATAACTAACATGGTTGACGGAACAGTAACTCCCGGAGAATTGGCTTACGCCTCAGACGCCGGTGGTACAGCAGGATACCTTCAAGATCACGCAAGTGATGCTACGGGTTCTGGAAATCTGGCTGTGGGTCGTTTCATGTCCGCTAAGGACGCTGACGGCTATGCTAAGGTTTATGTCAATCTTCCTAATCACGGTCCTTTGGCCTAACATAAAGTAAAGGAGATAAAACATATGTCGTTAACAGAAAGACCTGACGATAAATTCATTAGTCTTTACAAAAAGACTGGTGATAGTGATCAAAATGTGGCTTATGCAGCTCAGCGACAGTTCGCGAAAGCTCTTGAGACTCCCCTTCGTAAAGGGCTTTTGGTCGGTAATATTCTCGGAGATATCTTCGAGACAATTCCTGTTGAGCCGGGAGCCTCTACTGAGTATCCTCTTGACATGATTTCACCGGGACTTGAAGGTGAGCATGTTGCTTACACTAATCCCGGACACGGTCGTATTCCTGAACGTGCAGTTGAGAGTGACTTCGTTACAATCCCGACTTACAGTGTGACATCAAGTATTGACTACTTGCTGCGTTATGCTCGTGAAGCTCGCTGGGATGTTGCTGGTCGTGCTGCTCAAGTAATGGAAGCTGGCTTTGTCAAAAAGATCAACGATGACGGCTGGCACACACTGCTTGCCGCTGGTGTTGACCGTAACATCTTGGTATACGATGGTGACGCTACCGCTGGAATGTTCAGCAAGCGTATCGTATCTTTGATGCAAACGACTATGCGACGTAACGGCGGTGGAAACACTGGCAGTTCTGGTCGCGGTCGCTTGACTGACATGTACGTGTCACCAGAAGCACTTGAAGACGTGCGTAACTGGGGACTCGACCAAATCGACGAAGTAACTCGTAGAGAAATCTACACCGCTAGCGAAGGTGGGGCACCCATCACTCGTATTTACGGTGTTAATCTTCACGACCTCGACGAATTGGGCGAAGGTCAAGAATACCAAAACTTCTTCGTCGACGGCTTGGGCGGTGCTGTAGAAGCATCTGACCTTGAAGTTGTAGTTGGCTTGGATCAAGGCACTACAGACAGCTTCATCATGCCTATGAAACAGGCTTTGCAAGTCTTTGAAGACCCATCTTTACACCGTCAACAAAGAGTTGGCTACTACGGTTGGGCTGAACTAGGATTTGGCGTTCTAGACAATCGAAGAATCATCTTGGGAAGCTTCTAATTCCAGATATTTTGAGATTTTATGAAAATGGAGGCTGGTTTTCTAGCCTCCATTTGCTATAATATAAAAGAGGTACTATCCCTGACTAGATTGTCGTTTAAACCCACTTAGTAGAGAACCCACATGATTCAAACGCAGAAGACTCTTGATACTTTCGGCTATTATCCAGATTCCTTATCTACCAGCTCTAGTAAAAAGGTTGTCGTAAAATGTGACTACTGTAATTGTGAATACAAAGTTGTAAACAAGAACAGAAACAAGTCTAATGAATACGTAGAGAAGGACGCCTGTAAAGGGTGTAGGTATAAAAAGAGAAAAGACGTATCTATCGCTCGTTATGGAGTGGAGAATTCAGCTCAAAGGCCAGAGGTTAGGGATATACTAAAGGGTAAGAACTGGATAAACTCCTCCGACTTCAAAAAAAAGGCAGAGAACACCAACTTGTTAAGATACGGCAATAAAGACCCGATGAAGACTGAAGAGGTTCAAAAAAGATTAAAGTCCACAATGCTAGACAGGTACGGAGTGGATAATATAATGAAGTACAAAGATGTTGCCTCAGAAGCGTCTAAAAAATCTATTCAAACTAGAATAGACAGGGGGTTAATCAAGACTTTTGACGGTAAAACTATGCCTCAACTTGCACAGGAAAAGGGTTGGTCTAGGTCTCACTTTGGAAAATTAGTTAAATCTATCGGAATAGAATCTACATTACAGAGAGAGAAAAGGGTTAGTGGCTTAGAGGCTGCTATTATGGAGTGGTTAGACTCAGAAGGGATAGAGTACGAAACGCAGTTCACTGTAGATAAAAAGATCGCAGACATAAGAGTCGGCGACATATTGATAGAGTGTGATGGGTTATACTGGCACTCTGACCTATTTGTAGACAGAAAATATCACGTAAAAAAGAGGGACGTCTATATCTCGCATGGGTATAGGCCGCTATTTATTAGAGGGGATGAGATTAACAATAAATTTGACATTGTTAAGTCCGTCATCAAAAACGCTCTCAACTTGAACGAGGTAAGAATGTACGCTAGAAAGCTAGAAGTCAAACAGGTTTGCAAGCATGAAGCCAGAGACTTTATTAACAACAACCATTTAATGGGTGCAGCTCCCAGCGTTAGCTTTTCGTTAGGGCTATTTGACAAGGGGGAGCTAGTGAGTGTTATGCAATTCAAGAAAACGTCTGGTAGCAAGTATGATATATCCAGATATTGTAGCCTGACTGGAAGGGCTATTATCGGGGGTTTTACCAAGTTGTTATCTAACTTTTCTAAAACTTGTGAGCCTGAGAGCGTATCCACGTTTATAGATTTGCGTTATGGAACTGGGGATTATCTCCCTCAGTTTGGTTTTAAGGAAATATCTTGTTATGAAAGTTTTTCTTGGACTAATGGGGCTAAGACATTTCATAGGATGAAGTTTCCCGGAAACTCTGGGTATGAACAGGGATTATACAAAATCTGGGATTGTGGGCAGAAAAAGTATCAATTATCATACATCCCCATTTAACCGGGGGTGGCTCTTTTTTTGTGTATAATAGGATGTAAACAGCTTTTTGCACATGAAACAGGATTCTTTTAAAGGGGATACCACCTAATGACAGCTTTATCCGACTATATGGAGTCTGGATTACTTCACCATGTGTTTAGGGGTGGAAGTTTCCCTAAACCTGATAATATCGCCATTGCTCTATGTAGTGGGGTTCCAGTAGACTCCGACACCGGCGTAACCATCCCAGAACTCCCTACGGGAATAAATGGAAGTGGAACCGGCTATTCACGATATGACTTGGGAGACCCTGCCTCTGCGGGAAATAGTTTCTGGTCTTATCTCACAGCAGATCACAACGCTGGTAGCGGACTGATTAAAAATACAAACACATTTCTCTTTGGAACCGCCCTCGTTGATTGGGGTTGGGTATCTGGCCTAGCAATTGTAGACTCTGGAGAGTACGGTAGTGGAAATTTGCTCATGTATGCAGAGCTAGGCAACCCTCGCGTTGTTTATCAGGGAGATGCTCCAAAGTTCGACGCGAGTCAGCTTCAAATCAAATTTAAGTAGGGGCTAGCCCATGATTCTTACCAGAGCAGACTATCTTGCGTATATTGCGGCAATGCTGCCCGACAACTCTACGCAGGAAATCTCACCACTAGATTTAAGAACCAGCCTTATAAACTTGGTAGATTCCGTACCAAACTTTATGGAGGATGCGGTTCTAAACGCTGCAAACTTCTCTTCTCCAGATGTACGCACTACGGTAGCCGGGAATTTGGCCCTGAGCCAGATGGATTTGGCTGGACGCTCAAGTGTTGACAACTCTGCTTTTGGATATGGCTCTCTTCGGAACAATTATAACGGCACGCAGAACACGTCTTTAGGTAGTTACGCTCTAAGCTGTAATATCTACGGAAGTGGAAACACTGCCGTTGGATATCAATCTCTGGTCGGAAACGTGACCGGAAGTGGGAACGTAGGGTTAGGTAATCACACGATGCACCATAATCGTCATGGTAGCTATAATATAGCTATCGGTCACGGTGCTGGTTGGTATCTTGATCCCACCACTACCTATAAATTCATTGTAGGTGCAACCCCAGTTTCCTCTGGGGATTTTTGCGATGCAAGTGGAGACCCTATTACTTCGGGTGACGCCCCACTACTGTTTGGGAACCTCGAAAACGGTAACCATAAATTAGCCATTGGTACCAGCCTTCTTCATAATTTTGGTATGCTACAGGTGTCGGGAGACATTTCCCCTACGGAGAGCGGAGTTAATAATCTTGGTCGCAGCCAAAAGCCTTGGAATTCTATAAATGAGAACATCTGGTTTTCAGGCGGGAACGTTGGCGTAGGAGGTATGCCTTCAGGGGTTGGTCACGGAGTTGCCGACTCACAAATGACGGTTTACGGCGATCTTGTTCCAAACCAGTCAGACAGATATGCCTTGGGGCACCCATCTCTTCGCTGGGACGCTTACCTAAACGACGTTGTTATTAGCGGTCAACTTACCGCGAACGACATTGAATATAACACGATCACCAACTGCTTGTACGAGTGTAAGACCTTACATCTGGCTACAAGCGGCTTTTGCGATCCAACCGACTCCGGTTTTCACAACGACGCCGTATGTGGATACCTCAACGATCAAGCTCTAGACGGGGCTGGCTTTGAGGTTCACTCTAGCGGCTCCACTTACCGTAGAGACTACCACTTCTTATATAGATTCCCAGACTCTACCCTGTCCTGCCTACCACAAGACAACTCTTATACCAAGTCTAGGTGGGAAAGTAATATCTCCATTGAGGCCCTCAACGACACGGCCTTTATTGGTCAGAGGGTATTAGGGCGAAACGATGTCGGTCTGGTTATCCAGAGTGGCTGCATGGGAATCTTTGTCGAGCCTGTAGAGGCTTCTGGTCAGAGGGTTGTTGTAGCTCAAGAACCCCACTATGATAATAGATACCCAACTCTTGATGATGTTAACTTTATTGCACGTTCTGGAACAGACATAGTAGATGGAGTTCCATCCGGCTATGATTACACAGTAATGTACGGAACGGTTGATTCTGGCGTTCAGGTAAAGCAAAGGTTTGCTAGTAGAATAGCAAGCGGAAGTACTGCTCGCGGATTCAGTATAATTTATCACGACGAACTGGATCAATAATAAGGATAAATCATGAAAGATAGACTATCAATTCATCTGGATAACGGCCAATCTGGAGTCAGAGAGGCTGTTACTGTATTACGCAACGGAGGTCAGGCTAGCCAGTCTGGGCTTGTTGGTATTACAAACGCCGTGTACGGAAGCGGGGAAGAACCCCTTGTTCCAGACACAATCTTCAACGTTCAAGCTACGGGCGACTCAAACGTTCGCTTTTCTAGTGGACCCTCAAAATTTTTCCGCAGCTCCCTAGAGCTAGTTGGGAACGGTAACGTTCGAGCTTCTGGCTTCCACCTGACATACGACCCCGAAGAAGACGACGCCTTTGTCGTTGATAACGGATACTACGGCACCGAGCTTTGTGTAGACCCAAGTACCGTTGACCGAACCGTTGTTGACATGTCTCTTATTCGTGCTAGCGGAGAGACTGGGATGGAGTTCTCTCACATTTCCATCACGGAGAAGGGCTACGTAGGTATTGGCTTAACTAGAAGTCACACAACTAGACATTATCACCCTAACTCTCCTTTGACGGTAGCTTACGTCTGCGAAACTGTTGGCGACAGCGGAACAATTTCTCAACATGAACAAGCTTCAACCCCTAGCACCACAGCCGACTTCGGTAAACTTTATGTAAAACCTTACTCAGTGGGAAGTCGTAGTCAAGCACTTTACTTCTTAGATGACGGCGGCTTTGAAACAAATCTTGTTCTAAGTCAAGATCTGAACCCAGCTATTGGTAGCGGAGGGTTGATCTACGGGGATAACGGGAACACATACGGAGGTTGGCTCACGCCTGAGACTCGCTCTGCCGACGCAAACAAGTCTA